AAACTTTGATACTGGTTCCAACCACTTCGCTTGTCGAACAGATGTACAAAGACTTTGAGGATTATGGTTGGAGTTCTGGAACATACTGTCAAAAAATATATCAAGGACATGATAAGAAGGTAACAAAAGATGTAGTAATATCAACTTGGCAATCTATCTACAAAATGCCAAGACCATATTTCAGACAGTTCGGCGTAGTGTTTGGTGATGAAGCTCATCTATTCAAAGCAAAGTCTCTTACTGGTATTCTGACAAAACTTGACACTTGCAAATATCGTTTTGGATTAACAGGCACATTAGATGGCACACAAACACACAGACTTGTATTAGAGGGTCTTTTCGGCAAAGCAAAATATGTGGTTACAACTAAAGAATTGATTGATAATAAAACGCTATCATCATTAAAAATTAATTGCATAGTTTTAAAATATCCCGATGAGGATAGACAAATAGTAAAGGAGTTCGACTATGGAGCAGAATTGGAATACATCGTCACTAAGGCTGAAAGGAATACTTTTTTATGCAATCTTATGGGTCATTGCAATGGGAATACTTTGTGCCTTTTCCAGTTCGTAGAAAAACACGGGGAACCACTTTATAAATCAATAAAAGATAAATATAAGGACAGAAAGGTATTTTTTGTTTACGGCGGTGTTAATACAGATACCAGAGAACAGATAAGGGAGATAGTAGAAAATGAAACAGATGCAATCATCGTTGCAAGTTATGGCACGTTCAGTACTGGTATTAACATTCGCAATATTAACAATATCGTGTTCGCAAGCCCCTCAAAAAGCAAAATTAGAGTGCTACAGTCCCTTGGGCGTGGTTTGCGACTTGGAGACAAAAGCAAAAGTCTCAGAGTCTTTGACCTTGCCGACGACATTACCAGTGAATCCTCTAGGATTAATTTTACGCTAAGACATTTTAGAGAACGTATAAATATCTATAATGAACAAGGTTTCGATTATAAAATAGATAGGATAAAACTATGAAAGAATCAATAAGAGTCTTCAAACTATGCAACGGGGAAAGCATCGTGGGTGGAATTTTTGATAATGACGATTTATTTGATTTTCAGAAAGCAATACAAATAAGCCTGCCCTTAAAAATGATCATAATACCAAGAATGACTAAAAATGGCCCAGCTGAATCACTTAGTTTATCGCCATGGGTTCATCCTATGACAGAAGAAGAATACATTGATATTAATCCTAATAATCTAATTATGTCTGCTCCAGCATCACATGGATTACAAAAATATTATACTCATTGTATTAATCAATTTGATTTTAGTGATCCAGATGAATTATCAGAGGTATCCTCTAAACTTGATGGTCCCACCATACAAGAGTTAGAAGATATAGAGATTGAAGAAGCTTTAGATGAGTTAACTGATCCCGATAAATCTGAAACAATTCATTGAACCAACCACAAGCTTAATATACGCTCTTTTTTGAGACATGTCAATGGCCTTTTGTAAATGAAAGAGTATTGACTTTTCATAACAGCTCTGGTATTATCAATAATACATTTGGATATAAAGGAGTCGAGATGGCTAAGAAAAAGAGTGTGCATTATGTTGATAATAAGAAATTTTTGGCTGCAATGTCAGAGTGGCGAGACAAATGCAAAGAGGCAGAAGAACAAGATGAAGAGAATCCACCTCTGACCAATTACATTGGTGAGTGTTTTTTAAAGATTGCAACACACCTATCGTATCGGCCTAATTTTATTAATTATTCATATAGGGATGAAATGATTTCTGATGGTATTCAAAATTGCTTGCAATACGCATATAATTTTGATCCAGAAAAATCAAACAATCCTTTCGCTTATTTCACTCAAATAATTTACTATGCATTTTTGCGTAGAATACAAGCTGAGAAGAAACAGGTTCACATTAAAAATAAGTCAATTGAAAAGCAACATTATGAAGCATATACCACTATGCCGGGTGATAGCACAGTTTATAACATTGATGAGACTTTGATGAATAATATGCTCCCAGATGAGGATGTTTATAAACCTAAAAAGAAAATAACATCAACAAAGAAAGGACTAGAAGTCTTCATGGAGAACAAAGATTGAAAGTAGCTCTGATTACGGATACTCATTTTGGTGCTCGAAATGATAATCTAAATTTCAATGAATATTTTTTCAAATTCTACGACGAACAATTTTTTCCTTATTTGAAGGAACACAATATTACTAATGTTATCCATCTTGGCGATGTGATGGACAGAAGAAAATATGTGTCCTATCGTATTGCAAAAGATTTTCGTGAACGGTTTATTGATAAATTTGAAGGTATTAATTTTCACATGCTTGTCGGGAACCATGATACCTTTTATAAGAACACCAACGCTGTAAACTCATTACAGGAGCTTGTAGACGGTAGATACAAGGGTATTACCGTTTATGAGAAAGCAACTGAAGTTGAGTTTGATGGGTGCAAGATTCTATTTGTGCCTTGGATCAATGCTGATAATATGTCCCACACAACTAAAATGTTAAAAACTTCCAATGCTCAAATTTGTATGGGTCATTTAGAGTTGAATGGGTTTGCAATGCAAAGAGGCATGATCATGGATCATGGTTGGGATAAGGAAGAGTTTAATAGATTTGATATGGTCATGAGTGGTCACTACCACCATAAATCAGATGACGGTCAGGTATATTATCTTGGCACACCATATGAAATCTATTGGAATGATTGGAATGACCCAAAAGGGTTTCATGTCTTTGATACAGAGAAGAGAGAGTTAGAACGGATTGTAAATCCTTATAGTATATTCTCTAAGATTTACTATGATGACAGCCAAGACATTGATTTTGATATGTCATCATACAAAGACAAGTATGTGAAACTAGTTGTGGTTAATAAGAAAGACCTTTATCAGTTTGATCAGTTTGTAGATAAGTTGTTGCAAGCTGATTGTTACGAGGTCAAAATCATTGAGGACTTCTCTGAACTGGACGCTAACAATGTCTCTGATGATATCGTTGAGAATACCGAAGACACGATGACCCTGCTTGAACGTTACATTGATGATCTAGATGTTACCCTAAGTAAAGATAGACTTAAAAATACAATGAGAACTTTATATACTGAAGCACAGGACTTAGAAATTTGAAACGCAAACATTGGAATAAATTATTGAAGAATGTGCATATGAACACGGTGCATCTTATAGGTAATAAATGGCATCCGCCTGCTAGTTCAACCAATAGAGGACGGATGAACAAAACAAGAAGTTGTGTTGCTGGTCCAGCTGCAGAGGGACAGAAAGAATGGCACCCGGCAAAGTGTTATCTTATAGTCCAAGACCTTGAAGATATTTGGAATGAATATAATAGAGTATGTGCATGGTTAAATATTCCGATGGACTTTGATGCATTACACTCCAATCATCAAAACTATTTTCCCAAACATCCGTTGGCCCCATCTGTGGATAGAATAGATGATGACGGTGATTATACAAAAGATAATGTAGTAATTTGTTGTAGATTTGCAAATCTTGGTAGAAATATTTATCCAGCAGATAGAATGGCATCACTTGTAAATTTGATTGCAGAAAATATTAAACCTATTGATAAAATCTTTGAACAGAAATCAATTCCAGAAAGAGGTGTTTTGCCAATATGATTATATTTAAGACGGTGAGATGGAAGAACTTTTTATCAACAGGCAACAACTTCACAGAAATTAAATTGAACAACGACTCCACCACTCTCATTATTGGAGAGAATGGTGCTGGTAAGTCTACGATTCTTGATGCTCTGTGTTTCGGTTTGTTTGGTAAAGCCTTTCGTAATATTAATAAGACGCAGCTGGTTAATACCGTCAATGGCACCGCAGCTGTTGTCGAAGTTGAGTTTTCTATTGGTTCAAAAAACTTCAAAGTTATTCGTGGTATCAAACCAAACATATTTGAAGTTTACATCAATGGGAAGATGTACAATCAAGATGCCAATGCAAGAGATTATCAGAAATATCTGGAACAACAAATCTTGAAGTTAAACTATCGTAGTTTTACACAGGTGGTTATTCTTGGTTCATCTACGTTTATTCCATTTATGCAACTCAAAGCTAGGCACCGAAGAGATGTTGTCGAAGAAATTTTGGATATTCAAATCTTTTCGATAATGAATATGTTACTGAAACAACGTATTAAGACCATTGAATCGGATCACAGAGAAATTGACCATAAGTATCATATGTCAGAACAAGAGATTGTGTTGAAGAAAAAACACATCAATGACCTTGAAGAAAATAGAAAAAAGTTGTTGGTTGAGAAAACCACTTTGATTTCCGGCAATGAAGAAGAAATATTCAAAAAGAAACGAAAGATCAGTGACCTTCAAGATGACATTGATCGTATGCATGAGAAAATTACCAACTCTACTAAGGTTGAGACTCGATACAATAAACTAAAAGACTTGCACTCACAACTCAAAGAAAAACACAGGTCACATAATAGACTTATTGGATTTTTTGAGAAGAATGAAGATTGTCCTACTTGTCAACAACACATTGATGAAGTTCACAAGGTCACTATGATCTCTAAAGAAACTGCTAAATCTGAAAAAATAGTTTCTGGTATGAAAGAGCTTATGGATGAACTTACATCCACTGAGTCAAAGATTGCTATAATCAATGAGGTCAATAAAAATATACAGTCAAACAATGTTGAGATTGCCAAAGAGAATAGTTCGATTGGTCAATTAGAGAAATTTAATGCTACGTTAAAATCTGAAGTAAACCATCTTGAAACTGGATCAATAAAAAAGAGTGATCATAAGGATGTAGAAAGATTGCAAGAAGAACTTGATGATCTAGTAAAGGTTAAATCTGGATTACGAGAAGACCAAACTTATGCAGAAGCAGCAAGGAGTATGTTGACTGATGCTGGTATCAAGACCAAGATTATTAAGCAGTATCTTCCCATTATGAATAAGCTGATCAATACCTACCTAACGTCAATGGAATTTTATGTCAACTTCACTCTGGATGAAAATTTTGAAGAAACAATTAAGTCTCGCTACCGTGATGATTTTTCATACACATCATTTAGTGAAGGTGAGAAGATGCGTATTGACCTTGCACTGCTGTTCACATGGAGGGCAGTTGCAAAGATGAAGAACAGCACGAACACGAACCTGTTGATATTGGATGAGATATTTGATAGCTCACTTGACGGTACAGGCACAGATGAGTTCTTAAAGATTCTCAATACATTGAGTGATGAGAATGTATTTGTGATCAGTCATAAACGTGACATGTTGGTTGATAAATTTAGAAACACAGTAAGATTTGAAAAAATCAAAAACTTTAGTCATGTAATGGAGTAATTATGAAAAAGAAAATTCATGTGAATATGCATGTGATTCGTAGAAATCAGAAGACAGGTGAACGTGAGCCTGTCATTACCGTGAAAACTTATAAGACAAACACCTATGCTCATGAGGTTGAAATATTAGGGAGTAGCAAGGTTGTCTATTCTCCTGATAAACCATTGTCATGTGGTGCTAGATTATGGATTGAAACTGATGCAGAGGTTATGGTTGATGGGCAAGCGCTCGGACTTTGAAAGAAAACCTAGAGATTTCTATCCTACACCGATGGAAGCAGTAGAACCTCTATTACCACATTTACCAGAGGGATTCAAGTTTGCAGAACCCTGTGCTGGTAATGGTGCATTGATTGAACATTTAGAAACAAAGGGTGTGTGCATGTGGGCAAGTGATATTGAACCACAAGCTGAGGGTATACATGCAAGTTCGTATGATACGTTGGGATTTGATGAACTTATTGAGTCTGACTACATAGTAACAAATCCGCCGTGGGATAGAATGATATTGCACCCCATGATAGAATTTTTTGCGCCAAAACGGTCAACTTGGTTGTTGTTTGATGCCGATTGGATGCACACGAAACAAAGCCGCCGCTATATGCCGTGGTGCAGAAAAATAGTTAGTGTAGGTAGAATCAAGTGGTTTGGTAATATGACAGGCAAGGATAATTGTGCTTGGTATTTGTTCAAAGAGCAATGGGCATGGGACGCAAAACCGCCTGAATTTATAGGGAGAATATGATGGTACATAGAATTGAAAATGCGATACCGCCGATGATTTTGGAGTATCTAAGAACACAAGTACAGAACGAAGAGAGATGGAGCTTCAGTTATCCTAAAGGTGCGGTTTTTGAGAAAAAACACCCTAAACTCACTATATACGATGGAAGTAGTATTCCAGAAGCAAAGTTCCTTGAGGGTATATCTCATATGGTCCTATTGATGATCTATAACAAGATGATCAAGGATGGCAACAATTTTTTCAAACCCAACTTGCTTTGGTGCGGCGCTGCAATCAAGGACAAATTTAGGTCGGATAACCTTCATACAGACCATGAGGAAGACGTTCCGAAGAATATGAAGGTGATGAAACTATTGGGATTGCTTCATGCAGAATGGCCAGAAGAATATGGTGGACATTT